CAGAAGCCTCACAATCAACGCTACGCCCCGAAACACCGCTGAGTAGCCCTACGGATAGGCGCAAACTAGAACGGGCTTACCTAAACGGTGCTAGGGCCCTTAAGGCGCATTTGGATAAAGAAACAGAACGGTTAATTGGGCTAATCAATCCTGGTAAGAGTGATTTCGAAAAGGGTCAGCAAGACGGGATTTTGTGGTTGCAGTCCTGCATCGATGAACTTTTCAACCAAGAATAAGCAAACTGAGGCGTAGTTCAGTTGGTAGAACAGGCGACTGTTAATCGCCATGTCGTAGGTTCGATCCCTACCGCCTCAGCCAATAAAAAACCCGTTAGCAGTATGAGGCTACTAACGGGCAAGTCCCGATGACTAGTCGGGGGAGACACATGAGAAAAATATATCACAAGAAATGCGAATCACCAATACAGCTAAGTAGCCCAACAGTATTGTGCACCATTAAGGTGCAAGACAATCGATGCTGTGACTCAAGCAGATCGCTATACATTTTGTGCACCATTGAAGGTGCAACCAAACAACCCTACAACTTCAAGCAAGATCATATTTATCCCGTAGGGATAAATTTCAGAACAGAAGAAATTGGCAATGCAAGAGCATGACAGATGCGATGCATTGCGGGAAACAACAGAGCGAGCGAAGCGAGCGTTAAGGGGGGTGTTTTGGGGTCAGGGGTATTAGGGGGGAGAATTGGGAGTGTGTCAAGTTAAATTTATGTTATGAGGGATATATACAATGACTGAAGAGCAGGTGAGACGTATTTTCAAGGTGTTAGAGGCTGAGTACGGCAACAAAGTTAGGTACTCTATCGAACGTTATAAAGTTTGGCAGATGGTGTTGCACCATGCCGCTTACGAAGAAGTGCAAGCAGCGGTGATACGGTTGATTAGCGAGGCTAAACAGTTTCCTCCGAGCGTAGGAGAGGTCAACCAAGCCGTCCTGCAGGCCCGTGGTGGCACTCAAACCGATTGGGGTACGCTATGGGATAAGGTCATGCTCGCTGCACAGCGAAGCACATACTACGCGGAGGAAGAGGCTAAAAAACTACCAGCGACAGCGTTAGCAGCAATTGGAGGGATAGCTGGACTGAAAGAGTTAGCTGCGGCTAAGGTGGATGACGTTGCGACGATTCGCGCACAGTTTCGGCAGCGGCTAGAAGCCAAGTCTACCGCCGCTCAAACAAACGCCAACAGTCACAACGTTCAAACGTTGATTAACAGCGTAAAACTAAAAGGGATAGAAAATGTACCAGAAGAAAAGTAAAGAACAATGGGAAGCAGAAGCGTTGTTACGTGAAGCTGAAAGTCTGGTTGGATACAGCGAGCAGTACAAAGCTGTAGCAGCATCGACTGAGGGTCAGGTACTTTTGCTTGCTCACGAATTGCGACTGCTCAGAAACGAAATGAAATGGATTGCTACTTCAATTAAGAAGCTGAGTGAAAAATCAGGCGACGACAAAGTACCGTTTTAATTTTTCCCTGTGTACAGCATAGTGCCGGTGCTGTACTGTCAAACGCAATGCGGCACGTTCAACTTGACCAAGACGAAGCATTTCACGCTGGCATGGCAGGATACATGCGGGCTTTTCGCCATTACATAGAACAAACCCGGGACTACAACGGCACTCTCAGCATCGACACTTGGCGTGCTAATATCGAGGGTGCAATTGCAGAGGCACTGGTAGCCAAAACTTTTAAGCGGTATTGGCCATCAGTTGTTAAAAACTTTAAACAATTACGGGGTGATGTAGGGGAATTGCAAGTTCGACATACCCGATTGCACAACGGATGTTTGCTGCTTCACGAAAAAGATGCTGACGATGCCAAATTTGTCCTTGTTACCGGCGGGATACAAGATATGAAAATTCGAGGGTGGCTGGTTGGTAAAGATGGCAAACAAGCAAAGTTTTGGCGGAACGTTGATCGACCGTGTTTTTTTGTGCCTCAAGCGTGTTTGAAAAAGGAAACGTTTTAATGCAGCAATTCTACAGCACACACAGAGTTATCGACGGCAAATGGGAAGTTACCATCTGGATTTATGAACAAGAGGATTTTACTGGCCGCAAGCCTGACTGCCCGGACCTACGCAAACTAATAGCCGACAACTACGCAAGCGAACCCATTGATTTAGCCAAACTGATTCTTTCAAACGTGCTGCACTGCGAGCGCGTAGAGATTAAGGACTTATCTGGCAACGGGATTTATGTCGAAAAATAAGCCCGACCCTGCCGAAGAATACGCGGAAGAGTACTGCGACTTGTTGCGCCTTAACTTTGGCCCCATTACTCGAAACGATGTTGTTAGGGCTTTTATAACTGGCTTTCGAGCCGGCGAAATTCATCAAGCCAACCGAGGATTGGACGTACTAATCGAATATGAGCCCGACGATGCCGACTCTTAACGATATAGCTAAAGTCTACGCTGAGCGCTGTCTAAAGACTGGCGATCTGCAAGCTGATATTGCCGCTGCCTACCTCGACGGCTATCAGCAAGCGCAAACTGATATCGTGCTCACTTGGCCGGTGCCTGTCGGTAACAGATGGTGGTACTATGACGCTAAATGTTTAGCAGGAGGCGCGTATGCCACTCACAAAGAAGGGTCTGAAAATCCGTCAGGCGATGATGAAGTATTACGGAAAAGATAAAGGTAAGGAAGTTTTCTACGCATCCGAAAACAAGGGTAACATTAAAGGTGTTACCAAAAAAAAGAAGGACACTGCTTCTGAGTGAACGCTGATCTGCCACCCCTTAAAGTCTGGATACACAATCGCCATTTGACTCAGAACGAAGAGGCCAACGGTTACGAACCAAGCTATTTGTTTGCGCTGCAAAGTTATCGGGGACGGGCATTACAGTTTCACGTGCTGCTTCAAAGCGGAGCGCACTTTAGACATATCCCCTTACATTGGCTACTACACGCTCCAGGCGGCTCTGAGTGCTATGATTTAGAACAATTGCAGCTATGGGATTGTTACAGTTACAAGCCAGTGGTGAGCGTTCTAGACTTCTTGCGAGACTATGAAGTGCGAGCCATCTTAAAAGATAAAACAGAGGTGCCAGGTAAATACTACTGCACCGTAGACTGGCTACCCGACAGCGACGAAAAGGCTGGTTATGTGCTGCAGCCAGATCAAAACAAGTGTGCTCACATTGTGCTACTGGATAACGGTCAAATAGCGGCGCTACCCACCAACCGAATAGCGTTTCAAGACGGGTTTTTTATCGGCAACAATAACCGCCCGGAAACCAAAGGCTACCGCACCATTGAAACTATTTGGACGGCTGAGGATTCTAAACGGTGGTCGGTTGCAGATAAAGACGAGGTTTTTTACTAATGGTAAACGGTAAACAAAAAGGATCAGCAGGCGAGCGAGAATTAGCCGCAAAACTACGTGAGCATGGTTATACCGCTAGGCGTACTCAACAGTTTTGTGGTGCTGCTGGCGATTCTGACGTGGTGTGTAACGAGTTAGCCAACTATCACATCGAATGCAAACGAGTAGAGCGGTTGAACGTGGATGCTGCTATGGATCAAGCACTGCGCGACTGCCATGATCGTACTCCCATCGTGGCACATCGTCGCAATCATAGACCATGGCTCGTAACGATGTATCTTGAGGACTTTCTCAAGCTACAAAACTCATGAAGTACAAAGATATCATTCAGCCTGACCCGCAAGATTTTGAAACACCTGAACGCAACCTCTGGTTCGCTGTTATCGAGCGCGCCTTAAAAGATTATTGTTTCTTTTTTGACCGCTTATGCAACACCGGCAATGGCAGCCTAGTTGTATACGAACGTTTGACTGATAAGCATCGTCAATCGTTTAACCTGCAAGCCATCGCAGAACTTAACCGCTTACGTTGGTTTCTATTCTTAAAAGACTCAGCACAATTCAACCTGACTTATTTAGCAGATCAGCTTTACGATAACGGTGAAGGTGCAGCGAGTAGCATTCGCAAAGCAGCAAAAGAGCAATTCAAAAGACATTTTATCGAGACTGAACTTGCCGGTAAGTTTGACGCTATCTGCGCTTACGTCAGAGACACAATAGCAATCGACCGCATTGAAAGCGCGCCAATTGAATCAGCACTACGCTACAAACGCTACCGAATTGATCCTTAGCGTTTCTTCTTATCTTTAATCGACCAAACTTGCGATACGCCATAGAGCAGCGCGCCACTGACGACAGGCGTTGCAGCTTCTGCAAGCTGATGACTCTCAGCCTCTCCTACACCAATAGCAAGCAAGCCACCGGCTGCAAGCGTAAGAAGGTGACGAACAATACTAAACAATACTACTTCCATTTTATTTCTCCTGCTTTCATCATTTTGTATACACTACTGTTACAAACCCTTTCAGATGGTGGCACGAACGGTTTACCTTCGACGTTGCAATTCATCCAGTGCGACCAGTAAAACCTTAATTCACACCCGTTAGTTAGCCTACCATACTGTTTCAATTCTGCGTTGGATCTAACTTTAGTGCCGTCTAAATCATAAATGCACGGTTGAGGGATGGTGGTGTCTCTTCCATGCTTTTCGCACACGTATCCGGGCAAACAAGTATCGCGCAACGGATTATCAACAAGAATGCAACGACGCACACGACGAGATACAAGCCTAAGCAAACTTTTTCGAGCGTTTCCATTGAGATCACACTCCAAACATGGGGATACATAACAGGTTAATTCGCCCCTAGCCCTCTTCACTCGGTACTTCACTCGCTGAAGAGTCCGATCAAACTTCTTTCGCAATCTACTTTTAGGCCGATACACGGCTTGTGCTGCAGTTACAGCATTATATCCATACAACGCATCGTGCTTTTCACACCTGTTATTTCTCATACACGGAGAGTTAATTAGGTGAACGCGAATCGTCTTAGGTCGCGCATCAAACAAGATACGGCCTGCACAGGGACACGCTGCACCAAAACTCTGCTCAAGCCATCCCACGGCTATCGGCTTGTTCAACCACGTATACATAGTTTTCTCGCAATCCCACGTCGGGTTGCATAAGCCTATGTAACCAACTCCGTCAACTTGCGCTGTCGCTACAATAGCTAACAACAACGCTATGAGTTTCATCGGTCCAATGCCCGATCTAGTTTATCTTCAATTCGCTGCAAGCGATTCTTAATTGCGTCAAGTTCTGACTGCATCACTTGCACTTGCATGGTGACGTGGTACTTGCTCTGCTCAAGTTCTTGCAAACTATTCTTTACTGCTCTGTAGTCCATACCAACTACGCTAACCGCAATACCAATCACCGCTTTAATTCCAAGGTCTAACCAATACCGAATCTCAGTGATATCGCCTGTCATACAATCTCTAGCGTCGTCTCTTTCACATCTTTCAACGCTGTCAAAAACGCTGCCATAGCTGACCGGCTAGACAAGATTGCAACTTGTGTACCTAACGTGCCAAACATTAGCCCTAACAGAATACATCCTCTCGTATCATTTCGGGTGTTGCCAGCATGAAAAAGGATGTCGCTACGGTTAGGAACATCCATCACCTTGAAGCACCGCCCAAAGTGAGGCGAGTTATGCGCTCGTACCACATACGGCCCCTTTGGAATGCAGCTAATTCCCTGCGTATTATTTTTCCACGCATCCTCTAACGTCACCCACATAGGACGATCATCTAGGCACAATACGCCAAAGGTTGAATCATCAAACTCGGTGGTGCGAATTAGTTTTAACATGATTACTTTGGAGGTTCAGGAAAAACCCAAAGTTTCGGATTAGATCCCTGCTGAGGAAGATCACGCAACTCCTGACGATAAACAGCCCAATCCCATTTGTTGGCAAGGTCTACATCAGGTAATTGAGTATAATCACTGTTTTGCAATTCGTGTTTGCGCCATTGTTTTATCCAAGCAATTATTTCTGCTTCATTTACTGTTTCAGGCGCAAGCCATTCCGGTAATGTTGTTTGCCAATTCATTAGACACTCTCATAATTAAAGTTTAATCGAATATAAGTTCCCGTCCCGGCGGTCCAGTTAGTATTTACCAACGCATTTTTTGAAATTACAAAATTGGTCGCTGATGAAAAATATCCAAAACCAATCGTCGTAGCAGTAGCGTCCAGACATGCGCCAGGTAGAAAAAACATATTGGTGGCTGAAATACTCGATGATGCGTTGACCGGAGGTGTTAGGTTTAAGCGAGGATTACCGCCAGTGCCTAAATTTATTTGCACGCTCATCTCCAAAAAAACGGTTTTGTTTATTTTTCTGAAACGAGTATTAGACGTTGTAATGCTTGAAACAACGTTAGGTGCTTCACCGGTCAAATTAGTTGTAGTGATGGTATAATCCAACCAACCACTTGGATCATTAGTAATTCTAAAATTAGTGCCGTCATAAATCAATTCTAACAAAGCCCCGGCTACCCAACTTCCTATTGTTGGTGAACTGTTAAGTCCATCCGCACTAACGATTTGTTTTGCGCCAATAGAATTTATGTTTAAACTATGTGCAGTAGCTGCAGCGCCAGTTGATCCCAATCCACTACCCACCAGCATTCTAAATTTTTGACCAGCTTTGTATGCGGTAATGGCTGGCGTTGCTGATGCAGTTTGTGCTGTAGCTGTTCCTGCAGTTGTACCAAGCCACACATAATCGCCATCTTGCACTTGTGCCGCTTGCGCTGCATCAGTTCTTGCTGTAGCTGCAGCTACTGCAGTTAATCTAAAACTACCAATATTAAGATTGCCTGTAGCAGCGTTTGATCCATCCTTGTTTAGGCACTGATTAATGCCAGTAGCAAAATCGTTATCCTGCGTGTCATGTCGCCCTGCTTCAATACCTACGCCAGCGGCAGCGTCACCTGCCCAACCACCCGTAGAGTTATTGCCTTTCGTGTACGTTCCACCTGACCAAGCCATGATTATCTCCTAACTAAATTGCTTCTCTTTGTTCAAAACTGCATCAACGTATTTCCGAGTTTCCTGCGGTAACTTGCGCGGAAAACTGTTGCCATACTTCTTAATGTTGCTCCACGTAGCTGGCACACCCTTAGTTTTAAGAGTGTTTAATGCGCGCGCCATATTACCCTCGCCCCAGTTATAGGCTGCCAACGCTAGTTCCATATTGTTGTACCGTTTGTGCAAAGTGTTTATTAGCCGCATTCCACCTTGCACGTTCTCTAGCGGATTAGTGGCATCTACACCAAGCCCCTTTGCAGTCTTAGGCATAAGCTGCATGAGGCCATAAGCGCCGGCTTTGCTCTTAGCATTTACCTTGCCTTCGCTTTCTTGCTTAATTACTGCCTTAATTAGTGATGGTCTAAGCCCATGAGGATTGTTTTCAATAGCAGATACGATTTCAGGTGCCAACGGACCTCCTGCGAAACCTCCACCCTTGGCTTCGCCACCTTCCTTAACTGGCATTTTTTTTGCCGCTTCTGCGTCAATCTCAGCCATTAAAGCGTCTAGTTCACCTGCACCTAACGTTGCCGCACCCATGGATGCCATTGTTCCGCCTGTTGGTTGCGTTGGTGCTATTGGTTGATCCAAGGCGGTAGCTGCAGTTTGTTGACCTCTAACTAACGCCTCAGTTGTGCCAGCACCTACGCCGCGCTGTAGTCGTCCAGATAGCGCGTCAATAAGTTGATATGATTCTACTAACGGCCTAATTTTGGATAGCTGCGTTGCTACTGATCCAGGCGTAAAATATGTTTCAGCTAATTGTCGGTAAAGTTGAGTATCTTCCGGCGCAAACAAACCTCCAACAGCTTGACCAAGTTTACCGCTCAATGCTTGCTTCAACGCTTGAGTAAGTTTTGCAGTGTCGCGCTCCTCAAAAGTCATGGGGGCAGTTGGAGATCCAACAAAGTATTTTTGCTGACCTTTTAGAATAGTCAATTCGCTTTGCAAGCGATCAACTACGTCTTGCCCCTTTTCTCCTAGTGCTGCAAGGATACGATTCTTTCCTACAGGCGTTTGCACTAACTTGGAGATTCGCCCAATAGCTTCCTCCGGCTGCTTCTCTGCAAGGTTCTGAAGATATGCTCTTACACCCGCATCCCACCTGTTTACTTGACCAGCTTCTACAAAGTTGTTTCGGAGCGACTCTATTACTTCTGGGCGCTGATTAAATATCTGACCAAGGCTTTCAGGTCTATCAGGATCAAAATCTTTAATAAGGCTGAACTTGGATTCCTCTAATGCGTTCAAAGGCGCGCTGGCTGTTTCGTAAGCCTTCTGTGCTTCTTCCCAAGTCGGAGCGGCATCCTTCAAAATTCCTTCTAATTTCTTTTTGGTTTTATCAAGTAACCTTGCTTCGTTTGCGCCAACCGCATTTATCTTGTCAGTTAAGATGCGCCGCGCTTGATCCAACACGTCTAATGACTTATCAGGAAGGTCTGCGTTCGCTGAAAAACTTTTGACCGTTTTGATAGCGTTGCGTAAATTTTTGTCTTTTTGGATTAACTCATCCAAGTCTGGAGATATGATTTGCGGTGCTTCTAATCGGGCTTGATCGTAGAGGCGCTTTGCCTCCTTAGCCCTTGTGCCTACTAATTTGTCTTGAATATCGTTTGCTGCTTGTATGAAGTCTTTTGTGTTAGCTGCCGGATCGCGTGTTGGTGCGATTTGATCAAGCACCGAGGCGATTCGATTGCCCGCCATAGCAGCGCGATCATCAATAGCTGTTCCAGCATATTTAACGCCACCAGGCTTAATGGTAGCCAGTCGTGCGCTTTGATATACTGCAGGACTTTGCACCGCTTCTGGTAGGAACAACGGAATACCCTTTTCTTCCGCTATAAGAGCGCGTTGAATGCCAGCCTGTAACTCTGCAGGAGTACCTTCAGTAAGTTTTTTAGCTACAACAATTTCAGCCGGCGTATACCCTTCAAGGGATGCTCCGCCTCGTAAAATTGCTCCACGCTCCCCTGCAGTAGAAGCTGATTGCAAAGCATCAATAATACCTTGCCGCGCTGCTTCAGGTGTTACGCCAGCCTCAGCTAGTTTTCGTGCTCCATAACTTGTAAGGCCGCCAATAGCTTTTGTTAATAGCGGAGTGCCAACGCCACCAACAAGAGCGCCAAGTCCACCTGCCGCCGCGCGTGTTGCTACATCCTCTGAAACGGGTACTACTTCCGTAGGTTCTGCTGCTCCCGCGCCTTGCAAAAATCCTTGCGCCGCACCAATCCTTGCTAAT